AATTTGCCAAAGCTGCTTCTGAAAAATCTTAAAATTCATCTGAACGTCGTACATGGAATTGTGAAGCATATTCTCATCGAAGTCAATCTTATATTCTTTCAATTGAGTTTTAATGCTTGTTTTTAATCCTTTCTCGCGAAAGTCATTTAATCTATATTGCCAAAAAGTAAAATCAGGATCTTTTTGAGGCTTCAAATCTTTTTTGATAGCTTTAGCAAGGCAGTTTGTATCTATTATCCTCTTAACATAAGAGAAGTCGCTTTTCTTGCCCATTAATTTTCTGTATATATTATGAATATATACATCGAAGCCAAGAAGATTTTGACCAATTATAAGATATTGATCGTCGTAAATATACTCTTCAAAGATCTCCAATACTTCTTTTGGATCGGCGGCTAGTGAATGATATTTACGCTCATCAAAATGAGTTACTAGCTTTGCTCCTTCAGAAAGCTTTAAATCGGGCCAATAGATATGATTATCTACCTCTTTAATTATATTGCTTCCTTTGGCAATTAGATAACTTAATTGCCAAGGCTTATTGCTATCATCAAGTAGATTTAGATGACAGGTTTCAAAATCGAAACAGATATATTTTTGTTCTTTATTAAATCGTAGCATTTTCTTCCTTCCAAGCTTCGAAGCTAAACTTATCGCTGCAAAAGTGAGGTAGTTCTGGCTTTTCTAATGAACGGTCTTTGCCAAAAGATCTATTACAAATTATTTTATACGCCATGAAAGCTTTTACATCAGATTTCTTGTTGTAATAAATACTGCGAACTTTAACCATGGGGACATCATTATTGGTTGAAAATTCTTGAACTTTTTCTTGAAGAATGTAATCCAAAGCCAAATCATTTTGTTCGTAAAACAAAGTAGGCTTGGTAAAAGAAAAGTCTGGAACAGCGTTACCAAAAGACAAATTGTTTATATATATAAATGAATCATAAAATGGAACAGCAAGCTTAAGAGAAGCTTCATCCCAAAGTTCTTTTAATTCATTGTAACTGAGAAATCCAGAGTTAGAGCAGAAAGCTCTTGAGTAGATTTTATTAAGCAGCTTGCACCCAGCATCGTCTTTAGCAAAAATAATTACTTTATGTTGACTGCCTTCATCTTCTGGCAATGAAGAATTTCTCATTGACAGTCTAAGACCAAATATTAATTGAATACCCATTTCTTTGCTGCGCTTATACGCTTCAAAGAATCCGATCAAAGAGTCTTCGACTAAAACGATTTGTTTTAAACCGTTATCTTTAGCAATTTTAAATACGCTGTCTGATCCTCCTTCAGTGACTTTCTTGGGATCATCTAAAGTTAGTATAGATTTTCCTATACTAAAGTGTGATTTGAATAATGGAAGCATTCTCCATAAACCTTAGCAAGAAGTTAGAACTTGTCAAGGTCGAAATCGTCTTCGGCATCAACTGGTTTTGGTTTAAAACAAGGGCATCCATCATATTTATTTTTAGTTATTTTATCTCCTTCAGCCAACTTTATTTTACTCAATTCTTTTTTAGTAAATGCAGATTTCTTAATCTTTCCATCTTTATCTACTATAGCATAATAATCAAATCCAAACTTGTATGTGCAATACCACATTGGAGTCCCATCTTTTTTGATTTGATTTGGTTGTTTGGCGAATCCGCACAAAAGTTTACCAGCAAAGCTTCCATCTTTAGGCATACCTTGATTTGCTGCCATATTAGATATAGCCGTCTTTTCTGTAAAAGAATCGGCGTATTTTTGATAGCCAGTCAGTTCATGTTCAAAGCCAAGAAGTTCATACTTATCTTTAGCTTCCATAGGCATAACTCCATCAGCATTTAAATCCTGTTTCAAGAACAAGAATTCCATTTTGATATCTTTGAGGTGAGGATAAAGCTTTCTAATAGCAAGAGTATACATATAATCTTGTAGATTATCGGTAACTTCTTTACCTTCATATTTCTTTTTATTAGTCTTAAAATCTCTAATTAATACAATTCCATGATTGCCGTAAATAAAAAGCTTATCGATAAAACCTTTTATTTTATAACTGATGTCTTCTTCCTGAACTGTAATTTCAAAATCTTTTTCTGAAATGACTTCTGTTGGAGTGCCGTACTTGTTGCCGAAAAAATCGTACATCAATCCATTTAAAGCCATTGAACAAATATTTTCTAAATCAGATTCCATATTAAGATCTTTTCTCTTAATATGTTTATGAACCATTCTCTTAATCGCCTTTGATGCAAAAATATTTTTCTTCTTTATAATCAAATCATAATGTTTTTTATGGCGAGACAAGCCAAGACACTCAAGAATAATATGCACAGTATCACCAATTAAAGCTCCAGAATTAGTTTTGTCTGGCAGCTTTAAAACGTATTTGCACCAATACTGCCAAGAGCAGGATTTTAGCGTTTTAATTTTACTGGCTGAGAGTGTTTCTTTCAAGCTTTAATTGTTCTAGGTAATCTTTCAAAACAGAAATTTGTTTATTATCACCTTTGTTATTATATAAATATTTAATAATGTATTCTACTTGATTAACATCATTAACCTTTTTTTCCGCCCATTTGTATATAGGAATATCAGTCTCAAGCATTTCGCCAAAGTCTTTGCATATTGGAAGTCTAATTTGTACTTTTGATGGATCAAAGTATTTAATTAGTTTTAAATAGATTTTGATAGCAGCGATCAAACCACGATTTTCAGACTTATCTGAATCGTTATTCGTAGAAATAAATATTTTATCAAGAGACAAGGACATTAGATAAGATAGTTGTTTGGAGCTTATGTCTAATCCAAACACAACCAAGTGATTATAGTAACCTTGCTCAGAAAGAGCGAGGCTGTCTCCTATACCTTCAACCAAGATTATTTCTTTTTTCTCTTCAATTGTCTTCTTAAATACATTGTCATTAGAACTCATATTTATTGGATAAATCCAATTATTCTTGCGGCCAAGATGTTTCCACTTAGGAAAACAAGAGTACAGTTTCCAAAGCAAATGTCGTCCACTGAGTCCAACAACCTTTCCATTTTCATCAAAAATTGGGAAAACAAATCTGCCATTCATCTTGCCTGACATTGAGAATCCACAACGATAAAGACTTAAAACATTGTTGGAGATTTTCTTTTTATTGTAAAACTCATAATGAGGCAATAAGGTTTTAATTTCATCGTGGCTATAATAAGTTTCTGTTTCCATTTTTGGAGTTTTTGTGAAGTTTATAAATGACTCGTCTTGCCAATATTTACCCTTATCTGATAACGAGTAACCAAGATCGATTAAAATCTTTTCGATCTTTTCGGACTGATCATTAAGCGAGATCTGGAACATTGTCGTTAGAGTCTTGAGCTACGGTTGCATTAGCACTGGTGGAATCAACGATGTCTCTGAGATCACCTTTCTCTGTGACACAAAAATTAGCAATCTCTAGATTAACGAAGTTTTTCTTCAAACTTCCATCAGGCATTTTTACTGGATTAATTGCACCAGCTATATCTTTTCCCAAATGTCGCGCTTTGACATTGATGAATTTATGAGTACCATAACCAGATTCATTTTGAAGTTCATCAAATGTTTTATTTCTCAAGATAAACATATGAGATGAAAACTGAGTAATTCGATCAGACAGAGAAACAATGCTTTCATCGTCTGTTACATTTGCTGCCATTTTATTCGTGACGATACCTGCGCGGTTTGACTGAACAGAAGTCATCATTGATATGCATGGACCATTGTCGCTTTTGATGTCTTTTTGAATACATTTTTTATATTTATCGACCATCTCACCAACTATCTGCCATTCTGTTTTGTTTCCGTTTGACTCGCTTGTGGTCTTAATATAATCAAAGCTAAAAATAAGCTGATTGCCTCTTCCAACTCTTGAATAATAAAATCTCTTCAATACGCTGATTTGAGAGTCAACATTCATTCCGCCAACATTATAATAATAAAGCTTCTTGTATCGACTTCTTAAAGTGTCCCACGCAGAACGAACACGACTAACTATTTCAGTGCCAGCTTTGCGCCAGTTACCGCTTTCTAACAAATGCATTGGAACTTGCGTCATTGCGGAGCATTGTCGAAAAATAAGTTCTTCTTTGCTCATTTCTCCATTATCAAAATGAAGAACAGGTACGCTGTATTGTTCAGAAACTTTAGTTGTAAAATCTAAACAGAATTGTGTTTTACCAACGCCTGAACGAGCTACGATTACAGTAATGTTTCCCGGTCTCAAAAGAGAACCATACATTTCCTGAAGTTTAGGATGAGGACCAGCAAATCCAAATTCTCCAACTGGATTATTACCACGCTCTTCAACAAGAGCCTCCATTTCATCAAAAATATTCTGAGGCTGATCTGCACCAGTCTCATAAAGATTAATTTGATCGTTATATAATTTATCCGCAGTTTCTACGATGGTAGAGTAATCAGAAGATGGAGACATTGACTTCATCGTCTTATTAATCTGAGCGCCACAAAGCGCGATTTCTCTACGAATCGTGTATTTCTTTAGTTCTTTGGCAACGCTAATTATTGAATCAGCAGATAGTTTTTTTAAAGATAAAGATTCAATGTAATCCGCTGGATTGATGTTGTCTTCAAAAGATATTCCATAATTCTTAACTCTTTGCCCAATAACAACGTCGTCAATTGCTTCGCCGTTGTCGATAGCTTGCTTTAGAACTGAAAAAATAGTTCTATTGATTTTAGAGCTTTCGCTCCAGAAATCTTTTTCGCTGATAAAAGATGCTACTTCAGCATATCTATCTGGATATTTAATTAACCCAGCAAGCAATTGGGTTTCTAAATCATACGAGTAAATCATTCCGAATCGACTGTATCAGCCTTCTTCGCTCATGTCAATGGAATCTTGGCTATTGTTCACTTCGTTTAAATATTTTTCCAAGGCTTTGACGAGTCCCATTTCTACGATGGGATTCGCAACTTTCGTATAAATCATCGGACATCCATCTTGAGAGACATAAGCGACTATAAATCCTTTGGAGGATTCGTCAGAACCAGTAAACTCATAGAGTTTATTAAAATAGTTTTCAGGAATTTTAAATTGTTTAAAATTCTCTGATTGTGAATCCTTCTTCATGTTATAGTATTACACCTTGACTTTCGAAAAGGTCTTTATTTATTGTATCATTTTCATATATAGTTACAAGTATTATATCATTGAGTTTACAAAAACGTTCTTTTTTCTCATCTCTATTAAGCTGATGAAGAAAATTCATTCTGTTTGAATGGAAGAACTTAACAAATCCAGTATGCTGTCTGCCTTGGACTTCTATAGCTACTTTTTTATTAGCGTTATAAAAATCCAAGGTCAGACGAGTACCTACTATGGGAAACTCTTCAAAAACAACATTATTAGACCAATAGCTTTTGATAAAGCTTTTCACATCGGTCTGAAATTTGCTTCTGCTTTTAGAATCCCAATCAATTATATATCGTTTGAGATTCTTGCATCTTTGCTTTTTGTTACTCAGAGAGAGAAATTCCATCGCCAAAATTTAATAGGTTTTCACTAATGTACTTAAAAAAGAAGTTCTTAAGTTTTTCGTTATCGTTTACAATTTGTTCAAACTTGGCCGCTCCTTGAATCTGAGCAGGAAAGTCTGCGAATCCAGCTTCTTTAAGAGTGTTAAGAAACTCTTCATCAAAGCTAATCCAAGCTCCCTTTTTAATAGCGATTTCCCACATAGTTAGAAAATCAAAAATTTCCTTTTCTACCCAATTGGAACTACCATTCTTTCTGCCATATTTAATTGGATATCGAATTGTGCAATTAGTTCTCTCATTAGGAGATTTCTTGACGACGATCTTAACAAAATGTCCAAGATATGGATTCTTTTGTTCATCGTAAGAAGCATTAGGATCTTCAAGAATTAGATCGCCCTTGAAACGAGCATCGAACTCGAAAATCCAATTAGCAAAATGCAACAAAGCGTTACCTCCTGTAGCAGTGGTTTGGCGAATCGGAGCTTTACTGTATGGATCAAGTTTAATG